AGTCGCAATATACTTCTCGCTCGTTGTTGGCAACCATAGCCTTGAGGTCGGCTTTGGCTGACTCGAATGATTTCGCGTTAGCCTCTTGCTCAATGTAGTCATGGCATCTGCTGATGAACTCGTTGTCGCTGGTGGCATCACGCCTGACCATATCGTTAACAAGTATGTTATCTGTAGATAAAGATTCAACTTGTTTGCCAGAGTCAGGTGCTGTGTTTGATTCAACCAACTGCCAAAATTCTTTAATGTGTATCATCATGCGGCTGATGTATGTTTCATCACGAGATACCTCAACAGCTTCCCACCTTCTGTTACCGAATATAACAGACAAGTAACATGACTCTGTTTCTGAAACCATCATGTAGAATTGTAACTGCGGCATATATTGTTTGATGCAGGACTCGATTGTGTTGCGGTCATAGGTATGCTTGCACTCTACAATCTTGTGTGCTTGATATATTTTTGCATCTACTGTGCCTTTGCATGGCACTTCTAAGTGAGTGCCTTCGTATGTTTTTTGTTTGTCAAGCTGGTCTTGCTTAGGGTCAAGCGCGTGTTTTAGAAACCAAGACAGGTGAAAGTCTTCAGTTGTTACGCCAATCTGAACTGCAAGATTATCTGATAAGTCTGCGGATTCTTGCTGGCCTGTCTTCTCTAACCAAAGACTGTGCCAGTCTCCCTCCATGATACGGCGAGCATCACTGCCGCCAATAAATCCAAGTCTGTTCATGTCTGTTCTCCTTTGTATAGACTACTGTTTTTGTTGTAGGAATGCAAGTTTCTTTGCAGTCAAAGCCTCCAATAATTTCAACCGCTTCTTTAGTTTAAAGCCAATGTGTTTGTAGAACTCAGCATATGCTGGCCAGAATGTAGTCTCGCGTGACACATTCTGTATTGCTTTGTTTACAATGTCTGCTGGGAACTCCATTAGCTGATTAGATATAGAGTTAATGCGAACACTCATGTCTGCCGCACCCTCACCAGATGGCTTGACTACTAGTGTAGACAATACAATCAACTGCTTCTTGATATCATCAACAGGCATAGGTACAAGTGAAGACTGCACTGCTTCTATTGCTTTGTCGCATACATCCTCATCATCTACCTTGATTGAGTAGCCGCGTATATCAATGTCAATGCCGTGGCTCTTGTACAGCACACGGCTGTTCTCAATCACTGGATAGCCCGTCAACGATTCCAGAGAAGAAATTAGGCTCTTGTCCACCTGACTTGGGTCGTTTACCTGTAGCATTCTTGCCACTGCTTTCGTTTTCTTTTCTGAACTTAACGGCGTTAGCGCACCATTTTCTGTAGGCGAGGTCGATGCTAGTGAAGCTCGACCTTTTCCCGACATGGTAATTGCAGAACCGATGTGCTTCATCGACATGATTGATATCCTCCTTTAGTGTTTCGTTAATTGATTCAAGCAACTCATCAGTGGGTTGCCAGTATGGTGGTACTTTCTTTCTCTTTGCTCGCTGTTTCTTTTCTTCAGATGCAAGTAACAATGGAGCAAAGTGTTCTTCAAATATTTCTGTATCTATAATTACAACAGACTTGGGTGTGCCTGTCTTGCGTTTGTATATAGCTAGGTCACGTTCATCTAACACAGTGAATGGACTTGGGAACGAGCCACCATCTCTGTATTTTATTTCAACTACCAACTGTTGTCCTCCGATTTCGAGGAGGAGGTCGCCTCTATATTCTCCTCCCAACTGTCCCGAGAGAGGTTGCTTCTTCGTTTTGAAGCCGAGCTTTTGTAGCCATTCGAGGACTTTTGTTTCGTGATAGCTTCCTTTTCTGCGCTGAGATGTTGCCATCCGTAATACTCCATACAATCTGTGCAATATAGTGAACCGCTTGCTAACACGACAAACCAATGCGTTTTTGTTTTGCAATACTCACACTCTTGAGCAACGCCTGTTTTGTTATAGCTGGAGACTTTTTGTCTCGCTTTCTTTGCTTTTTTCTTGGACGGTGATTTGTAAGCCAAGTGCTTCTACCCAACAGCCAAGCATGAACCCAGAAGGTACACGTTTGTACTGCTCCCATTTATGAATTAAAGATTTAGCACACCCTATATTAAATGATAGTGCTTCTTGTGATAAACCAAGCTCATGTCTACGCTTGATTAGTTGGTGAACCATAATTTCATAGCCATTAATCATAGTCACCATCCATAATCATAGCCTCTAACTCTTCGTCTGTTATGTGGTCAATGTTACGCCACTCATTATACTTTTTTGTCTTTCTTATTTTTGGTGCAGTGGGCGTTTTTTTCACGGCTGGCTTGCGTTGTTTGGGGACTTCAGCCAGCCGTTCAATAGTTGAGAATCTGTGATTGCAAGACTCGCAAACTCTACGCCTACGCACTAGCTTTGGCTCTGGCCTAGAGTCTGCTACTCGTATTGCTTTACTTTTGCACTTCGGGCATTGCATCTTCAGCCTCCGTGTAATGTTTACTTGCCCACATTACAAGCTGTTGCCTTCCGCTTTGTGCGTAACGCTTGCGGTGGTCTACAATCACAAGACCTTTTTCTTTTAACTGCTTATAACGTGCGGTAACTGTGCTGTATCTGTAGCCAGCAAGCAAGTCTAATACATCATCAGATATACATCCGTCATTACCAAAGCTTTCAATAACACGGTATACGACACGCTCCATTGTACTAACGTCAAGCTTCTCAGCCGCATCATGACTAGTGCTTGGGTCTTCACGGCGTACAAGTTTGTATGCTGGTGTTTCAAATAGGTCGTTCATTTTTGTTCTCCATTAATTCGTATGGCATGGTCTGCCACCTCCCACGTCTCTAATTCAAGAGCCACTTCCAACACATCATCTACTGATGCAGTATCTTCTACCCACAATTCCTGATAAATAGTTTTGTAAATAAGAACTTTGATATCGTCTGACCCACACCAGCAGTAGCCGCCAGTGTGTTCGTCAGGATGGTGTAGTGCATTGTATGATTCGTATTGTTTGCCGCAACTTCTGCACTCATACAATTCATCATGTAGTTTATTGCCTTCAAAGTTAGTACGGTATCTCATCGTCAATATCCTGTGGTGGGTGCGCCTCTTCCCAAGCTTGCATTGCTCGTTCAAGAAACTTCTCTTTGTCGAAGCGTGGGTTGGTGTCGGCAAGTCTATCTGCCATTGTTACTATCTGAGTAGGCCACCCCATAAGAGGGGCAACCTTATCAGCTAGGTATTCAAAGTGTCGTTGTTGCATCAATGACATTAGCTTGCTCTCCATATGCGCCAGTTGTCTTCACCCATCTTACGGCTGACCATTTGCTGACCTTTATTTGCTAGTCGTTTGCGAGCCGACAAGACTTCAGACTTACTCGCTACGAGGAATGACTCCCCAACCTCAAGGTCAGGGAAGTCGTACAGTTTCTTTCTGCCTCTTGGTTCTGGCACAGGAATGTTCTTTGCTACACGATAGCCCTTCATTATTTAATCTCCTTCAGTGGTGGTGTGTATGTTGAGTCTTCTGTGCTGTCTCTATGCAAGCACTCATGGTATGTATTTGCTATAGATTGCAAAGACAATCTTGCTGAATCAATGCGCCATTGAAACTCGCTGTTATCTTTTTTAGCTCTTTCAGTTAAGCGGTCTACTTGATAAAGAGCATCTTCTATTTGTCTTATAAATGAGATAGTCATGTGTTCTCCTTATACATGAGTTAGTTGTGGTACGGCTCTCGCCACTTGGTTCTCACGAAGTCTGCGTGTTTGTGCAGGACTGCGTGACTCATCAGTGTGCGTTGCCCATGCTGTCATGGTGTTGTACAACGCCCACTTGTTAGTACCTAGATGCTTTGTGTTGTGTCTCCATTCACCCATCAATGCGTCTAGTTGTTTGAAGTTGTGTTTCTTTTCTGTTGTGTTGGTGCGTACATCACACAGCGTATTCTTTAAAAACAGTTCTGCTTCTTCCATTGTGATATGATGACGCATCCAATCTTGGTATGTATCTTTTGAATTAAAGAAAGCATCGAGGCCGACCTGTATCTTGGCGGCAGATGATTGGACGTTGACGTTGGTGGTGTGTTTGGCAACTGTCTTGGCAATGGTGTCAGGGGATGTGCATCCATTGAGACACCAGAGCCGTAGGCCTTGGGCTTGTTGCCCGAATGCCCAAGAGCCATCGTAGCTGTTGAAGAATACAATTTGGAAGTGGATGTGGTCGCCAATGGCAGGTTCAATAACAAGGTCAGGAAAGTCTATTGTGCCTCGTAACTTTGCGCCATTGTCAAATGTTTCTACTTTATATTTGTAATCTCTGCTTGGGTTGGCATCGCGCACAGCATCGAACACACTGTTGACAACATCATCGTGCCTGATAGCTTTGTACTTTTTACCATGCACACCAAGAACTTCGTTTGTATCTGTACGCACAATAGCGCGAGCCATTGATTGAGGTACTTCAATATCTTTTTTATCAGCGAGTGTTGGGGATGCCCATAAATCGTATGTATCTACAGGGAAGTCCCACTCGTTTAGTGTCATATCATTCATGTCTGTTCTCCTTCTCTTGAATGATTGCGCTTAGTAAACTGCGCCTCCAAACCATGCAATCCAATACCACATGGTTAACTCTCTATACCCTGTAAGATTCCAGAGTACGTTCGTCCAACTTAATGTGTATAACATTATTAGTGTAAACAAAAATATATTGGTAATTAATTTCATTCTGTTCTCCATGTATCTACACTACTATATCTTGTGGTTGGTATCAACCTTGTTTGTAGAGATAAGCATAAAAAAACCTCGATGCCGAAGCACCGAGGCTCTTTGGGAGTTGTTATGCTATCTTCTTCTGAAGTGCGGCGAATGCGT